TTTATTGGCCATTTCTTTTTTTAGTTGTTTATTTTCTTCTTTTAACTCATTAATTAACTTCCTATTTTCGTCCATTTGTTTTATTAATGATTGATATATTTCTTCTTTTTTATTTGTATCTTCCTTTTTAATTTTACATCTATTATTAAGATGTTTATTTAATGAACTTTTTAATGTGAATATTTTTTTGCAATAGTTGCATTGTATCTTTTCATCAGTCTTGTCTAACTTATTTAGTTTATTAGTTTTATCTATTTTGGCAATATTTTGGCTATTTTTTGGCTCTATTTGGCTATTTTTTGGATCATTTTGAATGTTTACTATACACGAATATTTTCTATTCGAATGTGTATCAAAATTCGATTTTTTATTAAATGTTTTATTACATTTATTACATTTATATTCAATCATTCAAGATTATATATTATGTGTATTGAAATTAATTTAACTTTAAATAGATTTTTTGACTTAATATGTAAGCCGTCCAACATATTTATTAAGTCGAAATGAGTGTGTAGTAACCACTTAATTATTAAGCTTTTTGGCTAAATAAATTAAGTCGTTGAGGGAGGGGGGGAGTGAAATAAAAAAATTAAAAAAATTGTGTAAATTATTTTAACACAAACATTTATGTACAAAACTATTATGATTTATATATTTTTTTTTAAAATTTATGTTTTTTATGACGTAAATTAATAAAATACATATTTAAAATATGACGTTTTATCATCATTTTATCACAAACTTTTGAAGTATTAAAATTTGATAAATATATTTAATAAATGTTGAAAATTAAATGGATTAACCTATCCAATATATTATTGAACTAATCAATACAAATTACCGACACAAATTAATAATATATTATTGTATTTGCTTTAAAAACTAATAAAAAATGTCACAATCGAATTCATCGAAATATGCTGTACATGATTCGGGTGAATGTGGATTCAATTACCGGGCTCAAAGGGTTTTGACACATAAATTGGCGTTTAACCCAGAAAATAATGGTTCATCGATTCCATTTGCAAACGATCCAACCCTAGAAAAAGAATTCAATGGACAAGTTCAACAAGGATAACAACAAAGGACTTTATTTTGATGATTTACTTCCATTGCTAAGAACATTGTCCAACAGTCTACGTCCATCTCAAGAGAGAGAAATGAGCCAAAAACTTTTGATGGCTTACAGTCTACTCGAAGACAAACGTGCTGCAAGAGTCACCGATAATTTTTCAGAATCACAAATCGAAAGGGATACCCCACCAAACCCAAATTTGTTGATGCCATCACAAGAAGAATGGATGAAGATTTACGATTTTATTACAAAATATTAAGTTGTAATTTATTTATTAGCAATAAGTATAAGTATATAACAATGGAAATTGATTATTATAAAAATAATAAAAATAATAAAAAAAAGTATCATAAGTACAAACAAAAATATATTAATTTATGTAATACCAGTAATTTTAATAATCAATATGGTGGTTTCTTACAAAGTAGTAAGTTAATGAATATAACTAAGGATTTTAATTTATACGATATCGAATCATTTGATCAATATGTTATTCCAATCGATGAAACAAACATATTTAGATTAGCTACAATCATGGGTGAAATTCATAGTGAAGTACGCGATAAAACTATAAATATAAATACAAATACAAGACGATTTATTACAGTAACTGATTATATAAATATTATACTTAAAAATAAAGACAAAAATTCACAAACTTTTATTTTATTGGAATATAATACAGGTACTAACTTATATCCTAATACCGACTTAAATTCTATAAATATTAAAGATATTGTTCAATCGGCAGATAAAAATAAATTTAGTAATTTACTATTTGGAATCGATATCCGTGAAACATTTGCTGGTATGAGCGAATTATATTATACACATGATGATACATTAATAACTGATATAATGAGATATATGAATATACTCAATGACATAATAAAAAAAATATTCGATAGTTATGTTAATATTCCGGAACGATACTCGATTAATTGGATGGATTACTTAATGAAAAATTATAACGATATTAACAATGATAAACAAATACTAGATAACCAAAAAAATATTATCACAAATTTCATTCAACACAATAATTTACCCAGTAATATTACTATAAAGGATTTTGAGAAAATTTTTTATACAAAGGCATCAGATCACGATAAATATACTATTAATAATCCGATTCATTACATAGAAATATTACGTAGAGTTTACATGAAATTAACAGATCTGTATACAATGACGATTATTGTTAGAAAAGATCTTCAAATAGATCACTTGATAATTTTAATAGGTAAGCACCACGCTGATAATCTACATAGTATACTAAATAGTTTTAATAAATTTTCTTCCCGAAAATTAGGTAGTGGTATTAATATCAAAGGTTCATTATACATTTAAATATTTTGAATAATTTGAATAATTTGAATAATTTGAATAATTTGAATAAATAAAAATTACCAACTTAGATTATTAATTTTGTTTTTTTTAGTATAAAATTGTGAATACCATTTTCTCCATTTTATTAATATTTTATCTACATTGGTGCAAACTATTGGTTTCTCTAAATGTAATTTATTTGACCAAATGTAAGCGTCGTTAAGCACTTGTTGCGCTTCTCCATACAACATAAATGCACTCATAAAATATGGCATTTTATTTTCCGTATATAGTACATGCGTTAGTTCTTGTTTATTAGGACCTGACGGTACAAGAGATTGAACAAACATAGCCTTTCCGAATATTGTTGAAAAAAATAAATACACAACTCCGGGACCCACTTGAAATCCTATCAATTTCATTCCCAAAGGAATATCATAATATTTACTAAATAATTTGAGTTGAATTAAATGTTCGAAATATAGCACAGATGTAAAGGGTTTTTCACAATATTGTAGTTTGCTCATTTTAAAATTTTTAGCCTCTTCATTAATATCGTCAAATAACTCATCAATTGTTTCATCATCTGATGCTTTCCATATCGGTTTCCATTTGTAATGTATCGGTAACAAATTCGAATGTTTACTATGCACAAAATCAAAGTGTCTTACATCACTAATATTTTCTGGTATATCCGATATATGGCATTGTACATATTGCACTGTTTTACCCCGCAATTTCCATATAGAATTTTTTATTTCTGGTATTTCTTTTGGAAAATATGTTGGAGATTCATTTAATTCGTTATACCAAACTAATATCATATTGTTCACCTCATATACATCCCACTTTTTAATATAAATATTCCTATTATTATTTTGATTTTGATTTTGATTTTGATAATTTTCGACACATTCATTATTGACATGATTACATGAATATATATCTTTAGTTTCATATTGGTCACAATTATCATTTTTATTTTTATCTTGTGTCATTACCTTGTTCACACATTTTCCATCCTCATTGTACTTCCAACCATGAAACGGACATGTTATACAGTTTTTTTCTACTGTTCCACCAATCCCTAAATTGGCCCCCAAATGAGGACAAAATGCATCAACAGCATAGGCAATACCATCCTCTCCTCTATACACTGCATAGTTTTGTCCCAAGATTTCAACATATTTTACTTCTTTGATTTTTAGTTCATGACTATGTAAAAGTTTAAACCACCCATTTGGATATGGAGGGGGTAGTGGAACATTAGGTCTCTGTTTAACTTTCAAAGATTCATGTAAATAATTTATGTATTGAAAATTACTTAATAAAAAATAATACAATCCGTACAAGGCCGCGCCAATAACTGTTCCGTAAACTAAATACATGGATATATATATATTTATATTAAAATATTTAAATATACAAGGAAAATATCTACTTAATATAAATAAATTCAAACTTTAGTTAAAATGGTTTCATAAATTTGCTTTGATAAAGCCATACCGACACCTACTCGCAATGTACCCCAACCGATATTTAATTTATGAAAGACAAGATTTTTAATATTGCCATTTTTAATATCTGTAAATAATTCCTTACCGACATCAACCGCTGTAATTTTATTGTCAAAATTAAAATATTTTTGATTTCTGGCATAATTAATCGGTGATGCAGCTACTGTTCCAATAGTTCCAAAGCATATATCCTTGATCATATTTTTTTCTTGATTATATTTTGTAGATAGTCCGTAAAATATACTGCTGAACAATGAATCGCGTAACATTGTACATTCTAACCCTTTGAAGAATACACTGTATCCATATTTTTTGTACATTTCCATTCCTAATGTTCGTAGTTTTTTATTATTTGTGTCTTGATTCCAATTGAACATTTTAATCACATTTATTGGACTCGTTAAAACTGCCGTCGTACAACCTGTACCTATACTGGAAGCAAGTACATTCATGTTAAAATTTTCTCTGTATACATCAAAAAGTGTAAAATAAATTCCGTATCCCATAACTCTGCCATAGAAAGCTTGTGAAACACCACGATATGGATTTCTCCATACAGATGAGTCAAATAATGATTTGTTGTCCTTAATCATAAGATAAATCGCCTTGTCGACCGGATTGAATAAAATTGTATTTATAACTCCAGCACCAAGACCGGAAACAAATTTTTTATGAATGTCATTATTCATATGTTGAAATTTTAACAAAGACTGATGAAAATAAAATAAATGTAAAAAGATCAAGTGATGGGTTTTTTTAATCAATTTTTTTATTCTAATATATTTTAAATTAACTCTGAAAATATATTCAAAATATACTACAATGATTTTTTATTCAGATATTATTGTCAACTTGGAATTACTAAAATTATCTGCAAAAAATTTTTCTATTTTGTCCTTATCCCAATAATCATATGTTACGACACAACAAGAACTGTTACTTATTAACTCAATAATTTTATTTATGTTATTACCGTAACTTGTGTATGATATAATATATGATATATTTTTTGTTTGATACTTATTTGCACTGTTGTCCATACAAACAATTATATCTTTATTTGATGTTCTAAAAATATCTTCTGATCGACAAATTTGGCCATTAACACCGACACAAATTACATCATCTTTATTCATGTAATTGAATACATTGTATAAATTATTTGAACAAATGATATTATCGACATATAAGTTCATGTAATTGCCCAATGGTTCATTTTTTAATATCAGCAAATGGATAGCAATATTTTTAATTTTATCAATGTATTCGAGCCTGCTAATTTTGTCTCTTATTGTGATGTGATAATAGACTGTTTTATTTTTATACCTTAACCCTATCCATCCATGCGTAACAATGTTCTGGTCAATATCTCCAACTTGAAATGTTGCCACAAAAATATTATTTATAACATTTTTTTCAACTAAATGAGAGTAATAATTCATAATAGCCGACACGTAATTAATGCCAACTGCTCTTGTTACATCTAAATTAATTCCATATTTTTCTTTTACATATTCTTTGCTATAAGGACATTCACTAAAATAAATTGTCTTCGATGCACCAGATACGTTCAATAAAGCTGGAGCAATAAATGGACCTGTTTCAATGAAAATACCGAATGTATCATCATTATGTATTTGCTTAATATTTTCGGACATATTATATAAAATATATGGTTTTATACATATATTTTATTTTAATGTATGTGGCACAGAATAATTAATTCAATTATTATAAAAAAATTAGTATGAATGTTTAGGTGCATTTTTAATTGTTTCATCCATATTATCAGTCATCATCAAGTCCAACTCAGGATAATCCTCGATAACATTGAACAATTCTGCTGAAGTAATATAAGATTTATTATCGACAGTATAAACCCCTAATTTGTTACTGTAATTTTTTAATAAATCTTTACTATTCTTGTCCAACAGAGACTTGACATTAAAAATCAAATAATTAATTTTATGAACCCAAGAATTATTTTTAGCATATTTAGCCAATGCTCTAACATCGTCCAAAAGAAATCCTGTGCATAACTGTGGATGATGAATAGAAATGTATTCGACAAGAGGTGGATAAAAACTAGTTAAAATAACTCGATATTGATAATTATATTTTTTAATTAGTTCGATAACTTTAATCGCGAGCGTTATTTCAAAACCTTTTAGTTCAATATTTAAGAAAAATCTTCTCATATGTTCTTCATTGAAAATTTTTAATATATCTTCAAAAGAAGGAATGTGTGCATCTTCGATTGAATCATTAATTTTGACGATGGCATTCATATTCAATGGTTCATTTTTAAATTGAGGATGTAATCTGCTGAAAGAATCATCGTGATAACAAACTAATTGGTCCTCAACTAATTGAATATCAAATTCCACACCCAATTGACAATTATCGCCATAACTACTGGTACCGTCAGTAAATCTGGAAAGACTTTCAAATGCTTCGGGAGTATTTTCTATTTTGTTCTGTTGATCACCTCTATGGGCCATAATGTAAAAACTTCTTGATGACATTTTTATATTTTGTTCAGAATAAAATATATGATTATTAATATTGATATTTAAATTAATCAATATAAATTGATATATAACCAATTTAAACATTCAATCTTTTAATCTAATTTATTTTAGTTATCGACAAACTGACCGGTGACAAACAACATTGATAAAATTCAATTTGATGGAAACCCGTATTTAAATTAAAAATTGCCTGGTTATTGAGAACATCGAAGTATATAAATTTATTGTCGATCTTTACACAAATCATAAATGTTTGATAAACATTTAATGTACAATAATTGTCTGGCAATTTTATAATATATTGTCCGGTAGCAAAGTTATTTATTTGAAGATCATATCGTAAACATAATTGTGTATTTGTAGGAGTTTGTATTGTTTGCAAAGATTCTGATCCATAATAAAATCGAGAAATTAATTCCGGGAATGTTTCTGCTTGATAATATGTTGTTTGATTTGTTGGCGTAAGATTTCCATTTAATGCAGGATATGTAATAACTGGTAAATTAAGAGAAAAAGGGGATGTGACATTTACTGGATATGTTAAAATAGAATCTAAATTATTGATTAATGTTTCATACTTTGTTATGATATTTTGTGTGATTGGAATTGGTGAGCATAATACGTACGTATTATCAGTGAAATTTATATTCATTGCTACAAAATTATAAATAACATGCGGACCAGTAATTGGGGGTTGTGTAATCAAGGTAATTTTATTACTTGCATATATATAATATGATCCAATTTTTATTGTTCCATCATTCTGTAAAGTTGGATTGAGAGGTGCAGGAAGCCAAAATCTTTGTAATCCAGATTGACCGAAAATATTATCATGAATTATCAATGTATCAGCTTGTTTGTCGTGGTATAAACTTCTTTGGTGCTTAAAAGAAGTATTAACCGAACCCGTCGCTGTCATGAATGGTCCACTATACATACTAGCAATATAATCAAAGGAATCATTAAATTGTGTATATACATTACTACTTGTATTCCATGAATTGACAATATAACCTTTATGAGCAGTTCCAACGGCAGTAGAAATAGGAACATTTAAATAAAAATTTTGTTCATAAATAGATTCATTATTGATTATAGACACAGGTGTTTGAATATAATCATAATTACCAATCTCATTTGTTACTAAAATATCCTGGTTATTGCATGAGAATGTTACTGTGTTATTATTATATTTTCCCCGATATCCTGAACCAGCAGGTGGTTTTGGACTATTATACAAAAATACATATGAATGATCGGTTTTAGAAAAATGAAAGCCTCCATATACAAAAGAAGATGATACATTATCTGGAATTGGTTTATTTAATAATGAGGGCGATAAGTTTGCTATTCCTGCACAATAACCGCCATAATATATTGAATTCATTGTATTGCGAGCATCTGTTCTTGCACAAGCAGGAAATTGTTTATTATATTGAACGATAGAAATAAGGAAATTACTAATTTTGTCGGTGATATTTTGTAATGTTTGTTCAATAATAGCAGTATTATAAATAGATGTTTCATAAGCACAAAGATTAAAATCTGCAAATCGACGTTGTTTGATTAAATAAATTACATTAATAAAATTATAGTACATGTAATTATACCATGGATCTGGTTGAGTTTGGCATCCGTCAGGTAATACTATATTTGTTATATAATGTTGTATTGCATTTATAGCTACATTGAAACAGAAGGGTCCTACATTCCATTCATCAAGTAAATATGCATGACTTAATAATACTGGTGCAATATCAGTGGACCAATTTTGAGCATTATTTTGAAAATAGCGAATATATAAAGGAAGTTGGAAGGTGATGTGCTTTAATATAATACGAACAATTAGATCAGTGGGAATAGCTTGCCATAAATTAGTATAGAAATTGGCTAATGTACCAAAATATCTATACAAATAAATAATATCTAAAATTTGTCCTTGTTCAAGATCCTGTATATCATCCCAATTACTAAGTGGTGTAAAACATAACCATTTATACATATAATCACACCATTTTGAAATATAATTTACATCACCCGTTTCCATTGCTTTTTCGATCAAACAGGCCATATTTAAAACCAAAAAATTATTTACGCGAATACCATTATTAATTGTGGGTATAATATCGACAGTATCTGTCATATAAGCATCTGCACGTGACGAATCAGCTCTTTTTAAAAGATAAAATGTAACATCACCGACAATATTACTATTTACCAAAAAAGGATGTAATCCATAATAATTTGGTTTAGTAAGTTTGTCAGTAAGAAATGCCTTATATTTATCTAATGTTTGTGTTGTATCTGTAAATAATCCGCGTAGTTTTAAATAGTTTGTCGGAGCAAAATTTGATGCCATAATAGGCACAACGTTTATTGCTTTGATTGTTGCAACCTGATTATCTAAATTAGTCCAAAATGTATTTATTTTGTTTGTTGCTAATGTTTGTGCAGTAGTTGCTAATTTAATGTTTTGATCCCAATTAGCATGTGTTATATAAACAATTTTAGTTAAACATAACATTTGTATAGAGAAATCTAATTGAATATTAATTGTTGTTGGAGTTGAAGTTGTTGATTGTATTGAAATGGGGAAAAATTGGAAATTATCATGTGTTGTTTGTCCCGTATATACATTATTTCCGTCTAAACTTATTGTTAATGGACATGCATATTCATTGGGGTTTCTGTGTAAGAAATATAATATAATACATGCCAAATCGCTACTACAAGTGAAATTTATTATGTTGCCGGATGTAGAGTTACCTAAAAAATAACTATCCATATTTGTGTTTGATAAATTAGATGCGGGTGCAAAACTAAAACCATTATTATTCACTGTAATATTGGTTGGAAATAAATAAAAAGTTAATGGATGACTGTGTTGGCTCATGTTTGCCATGAAAGTTTGCTGACCGATTAAATTTTGTAATAGATTTATATTATCGGCGGAACAATTCGCTGTGGTCAATACAGTTTTAAGGTTATCATTATTTTGAATAACCTGGTGTATATCATACCAGTTTTGAGACATTGAATATAATTATATATAAAATATATTTGAATAAGAGTGTATTTAAATACAAAATATATTATCTTAGTAAATTAAGTCATATATTAATATATATTGATACAATGAATGCAACTAAAGATATATTGATTATGATAATTGCCAGTATTATTATTGGTTATATAACGATGCCGATAATATTAGGAGTTTCACCATATGTAAGAATACATCTCAACAAAGTATACGGATCTTTATTAATGGGTTTTTTAATGGGCCTTATAGAATTATATATGGTGTGGGATATGTTGAATTATAAGCAAGCAATTTATATTTTAATAATTTTAATTATATTGTCATTAGTCATGATATATATTATAATCGAGCAAATAGGAATAACAGAAAAAGAGTATTTAGAAGGAATGATTGAACACCATGCTATGGCAATTAATATGTCAAGAAAACTTTTATTGAGACAAAATATCAGCGTGGAAACGAGACAATTAGCACATAATATTATTAATAGTCAACAGGAAGAAATAAATCAAATGGATAATATGATAAAAAAAATGCAAAAAGACAGATAATATAATAATAAAAATTTTTATCGCGAGTGTTTATATAATGAACCAAACACATGTATTTTGTGATAATATAGAAAATCTAACACTTAATAATACAGATTACCGAAATGTATTATTTACTAGTCCGAGTAAAAAAACACAATTAGTTGTTATGTCACTACAAGCAAAAGAAGAAATTGGAATGGAACGCCATGAAACTGCTGACCAATTTATTAGAGTAGAAAAAGGAAATGGTATAGCAGTTATAGGAAATGAATATAGTCCCATAAAACCAATCTCAACAAACCAAACAATTTATAAATTAGTCGATGGATCTGCTATTGTAATACCAGCGAATACATGGCATAATATAATTAATTCAAGTGATACTCAACTCTTGAAATTATATACATTATATTCACCACCGCAACACGAAGATAAATTAGTGCAAAAAAACAAACCACAACAAGATGGTGGATCTAAATTATATAAAAAATATATGAAATACAAACTAAAATATTTATCACTCAAAAATAATAAATAATTAGTTTAATAAACGTTTTTTATGTGTGTTATATGATCAGATACTTTGTGAATATGATTACAATTTGGGATAATAATTTCAAAAAGTTTATTAATATTTTGTTTATTCTTTACATCCATCATAAACTGTTGATATTCATAACCATTCATTTCCATATTTCTAATTTGTTCTAGATATTGAGTAGGTTTATTAAATACAAAAATTATTTTATCCTGATTTTCACCGCTATGTGTTGCAGCATTTTTATATATAGAATTAAACTGTTCTATATTATCTTTATTTTTATATATGAACAATATAATTGATGATCCTTTATAATAAGCTTGTGTAGCACTATGAAAACGTTCTGATCCACCTAAATCCCACATTTGAATTTTATATTTTTCACTAATATATGGAAACGTAAATATTGATGACGAAAAGTCAACACCTATCGTTGGCTCATATTTATACATTTCTTTATCCTCAATGGTATATCTGAATAGTGATTTACCACTCTCTGAAGGTCCACATAATATAAGTTTCACCATATAATTATAATCACAATTTACACATCTATTTTTTTCTATATTTTTTTCTATATTTTTTTCTATCAAATGTTCTCTATGGTCGTCATTAGCTTGTGATCGATTTGTACAACTAGAAAATCTGTTTCCCATAGTTATTTTTTATTTTATTTTCTGTTACTTATAGTATTTATATTATTTATAATTCGTTTAACAAACTTCAATTTTTAATTTAATAATTTTTTTATTTTTAGTTAATTTGATCAACCACATTATCAATTTAATTCGAAAATAATTATAATATCATGAATAAAGAAAAATCAGAAAAATCAGAAAAATCATCCAGAGATCACTCTAGACCAAATTTTTTGTTTGTAATGGCTGATGAATTACGATTCCCACCATCATATGAAAATCTGGAAATAAAAAAATGGCGTGCTGAAAATTTAGTCGCACAAAATAAGTTACGTGCTGAAGGATTCGAATTTTTAAATCACTATACAGGATCAACTGCATGTGCTCCCGCTAGAACAACATTATTTACAGGTCAATATGAAACACTTCACGGAGTAACCTCTACGGACGGAGCCGCGAAATCTGCCTTCGACCCGGATATGTTTTGGTTAGATCCAAATACTGTGCCTATCGCAGGTGAATATTTTGCAAAGTCTGGATATTTGACATTTTATAAAGGTAAATGGCATATTAGTGATGAAGATATTCTTATTCCAGGAACAAAGAATGCCTATCCCAGCTACTACCAATCTGACGGTATCCCAAATCCCGAAGCAACTAAAACCTATAAAAAAGCTAATCGTCTCAAAAAATTCGGATGGGAAGGATGGGTTGGTCCGGAACCTCATGGTCAATCGAGTCGTAATAGTGGATCAAGTGCTTCAACAGGTTTAAGCGGTCGCGATGTTGTTTATACGGAAGAAATAATAGATTTGATCCAGGGGTTAGATAAATTGCATACTGAAAATCCATGGTTTATGGTTGCATCGTTAGTTAATCCACATGATATTGCATTACTTGGCGATCTTACAAGCATTAATCCTGATTTTAATTTTGTTATCGATCCATCAGTACCATTTATTCCTCCAGCACCAACTGCTAACGAGGATTTATCAACCAAGCCGACATGCCAGGCAGATTATAAAGCAAAATATCAATTAGGATTTCAACCAACCCAAGACACTAATAGATATAGACAATTTTATTATTCATTGAATTTGACTGTTGACAGAAATATTAACAGAATATTGGAGGCTTTGGAACATTCGAAATTTAACGAAAATACAGTTGTTGTATTTACATCTGATCACGGAGATTATACTGGTGCACACGGTCTTTTCCAAAAATGGTATACCGCTTATGAAGAAGCAATAAAGATTCCTCTCATTATTAAAGTACCAAAATCTGCTAATAGGGGAAAATCTACAGATATGTTAACCAGCGCAGTAGATGTATTACCTACATTACTCGGACTTGCTAAAATAAATGTTGATAAAGTTCAGTTAGAATTAACTGCATCGCATAATGAAGTGCACCGCCTCGTTGGACGTGATTTGTCTAAACTCATTTTAAATAAAGGTCCTATCCTACGTGCCAATGAGCCTGTATTATTTATAACAAATGATAATGTTTTAAAAGGACCAAACCAACTTTCATTTGCTGGTACATATTACCAATCTGTTGTTCAACCAACAAGTATTCAAACAGTCATTGTAAAAGTCCCAACCCATTTGGGAGAAAAATTGTATAAATTTTCACGTTACTTTGATAATCCACAATTTTGGAGTAATCCAGGTTTTCAAGATGTCATAAGCATTCCACAACAACCGGGTATTTCACCAAGTCCAAATCTATCTGTTAATATGGTTACGACTATTACAAAATCTGTTCCAGAAGCTGACCAATTCGAAATGTATAATTTGACAGATGATCCTTATGAACAACAAAACTTAGCAAGCCCGGCATTTGCGACAGCACAATCGGCTATTTTGCAACCATTATTATTAAATGTTTTGAAAGAGCAGGTGACGCAAAAGTGTTTGTTACCGAGAAGTGGAGTTGTTCCGGGAAGTACAAACACGATAGCAAGAGATACACATACTGGAGCTAGACCCAGTTAAATTTTTATTATATTTTGAGTATTCATATATATTAATACGCTGAGGGTCAAAAATAAAATAATAAAACATCTCCCACTGTATATATTATTGTATGATACTATTGTATAATAAAAAAGATGACACAAACATATAAACAAATTAACCTAATATCAAATAATAGTCTCGTGTATCACTCGGAACATGAGGATCCAAATTTAGTTAACGCCTGGGGTATCGTATCTGATGACGACACCACGTTCATTGCTTCAAATGGACATGGATATGTTATAGAATATGAGAAACACGGTGCAAAATATATTATTACCATAATTATTTAAAATCCAACTCATTGAGTGATTACTTTTCAATTTTTTGCGTTCCAAATATATAATTATTTTTATGTATAATAGTTTTAAAACATAGTTTAATGATTTTAACATT